AGGTCAGATCGATGACATCAATTATTTCCAAAACAAATTGTATCAGTGCTTGAATGTACCAGTCTCAAGAATGAAGGCTGATCAGGGCTTTAGTCTTGGTCGTTCTAATGAGATTACTAGAGATGAGATTAAGTTTAATAAGTTCATTGAACGACTTAGACGTAAATTCTCAACGGTATTTTCTGAGGCTCTAAGAGTCCAGTTAATATCAAAAGGTATTATTAGACCTGATGAATGGGATTTAATTTCACAAGATATACGTTATGATTTCCAAGAGGATAATCATTTTGCGGAATTAAAGGATAATGAAATTCTTAATAACCGTATTGATACTTTGAATAGAATTCAACCATTTATCGGTCAGTATTATAGTATGGAATATGTAAGAAGATTCATACTTAAACAATCTGATGAAGATATTGAGAAGATTGAAAAGCAAATTAAGCAAGAACAGGATGAAATGGCTGCAATGCAACCACAACAACCTGGTATAGATACTAATCAACAATTTAATGGAGGTCAACAATAATGACTCAAGGCGTGAATGATTTAATCAATGCAATCGCTTCAGGCGATTCAGTTTCAATCGATGCAGCATTTAATGCTGAAATGGCAACACGAGTATCTTCAAGATTAGAAGATATGAGAGTATCAGTTGCTCAAAATATGTTTTCTGAACAAGATACAGAAAAAGCAGAAGACGAAGTAGCTGAAGTGGATACTGAAGTAGAAGATACTGAAGACGCTCCAGTTGAAGATGTTGCCGAATTAGGTGGCGTATCAGAAGAAGATAATGCATAATTTTTCAAAAATAGATGCATTATCTGTAGGTTTAGACGCTTCATTAATTGAAGCAGTTAAAAAACTTAAAGAAAATGATCCATACAATCCTTCAGGTTCTGGTCCAGCTCGCGATGCTTCTGAACCATCTGCTTCTGGTCAAAAGATGAGTATCTCTGATGAAAAGAAACATGGTAAAGCTTGCAAATGCGAAGAGTGTTGTGCAATGGATGCAATGAAACCTGGATACGTTAAAACCGATCGTGGATACGCATAAATGTATTTTAAAGAGTTTAGTAGGAAATTGTCAGAAAATATTAGTGGAGTTAAAGTAGTAAATCAACTTCATAGTGGTGGTCACCTCATTGAAATGACGGAAGACCACGTAGTTCTTATTGACAAAGAGTTGACAGATTTTGCAAATTTAGAGGAAGCAAGAGAATACCTTAAGACAAAATATAATACTAAAACATTAGAAGAACAGATTAAGACAGAAGCATACGATGATATATCTAATAATAAGATAGCAAAAATTATTAAAGAATACCATGATATAAGAGTTACAGATACTTTAATAGAATCATATATAGAACTTGCTTCCTCTAAACTTTTTACTATAGATCCTATAGCTCAGGATATAAGACAACTAAATAAATTAGATAAACTAATTGAAGGTAAGATTGATTATAAGTTAACGGATGGCAGTATTGTGGCTATCAATGAATATACTCAATGCCGTTTGAATAACTTACTTAAAGATCAACAAGAAATTATTGAGTATATGAGAGAAAGTAAAGAAAACTTTATCCATGTACTTGAACAAATCGGAGAATAATAAATGGCTGCAATAAATTTTACAACTATTAAGAATACAAACCAAGAGACTATTATTAAGTTTCAGGGTGGGGCTACTGATACAGGTACCATTACTATTAATACATTAGCTGCTGGATCACAAGCACTAACTTCTGGCGGCACTCCTACTGTTAATATTGTTAAGTTTGCAGCTTCTGGTTTATTAACATCTAATGTTACTGTTACCCGAAATAGTGTTGCTGTTATTAATGCGGCAGCTGAACATTGCCCAATGCTAGATTATACAGCTTTTGCTGGTATCAGTGATGGTGTTAACAATACATATGACTTAGCATTTACAATTGCTGGCGCAGCTGCTACAGGATATATTGTATTACGTAAAATTACAGGTTGGACAACTAAAGTTGAATATGCTACTTATGGTGCATATGAAGATGTATCAAGAGTTGGTGCTTCTACTACACTAGTTGGTTCTCCAGATAAGGCATAAAAATGAAACTAATTAAAGAACATACCGAGACCGTAAAATACATAGTTGAAGAAAAACTAGGTAAAGGTAAAGAATATTTCATTGAAGGCGTATTCCTTCAATCGAACTTAAAGAATCGTAACGGCCGCATCTATCCAGTAGAGATACTTGATACTGAGGTAAAACGATATAATGATGAGTACGTAAACAAGAATCGTGCCTTTGGTGAATTAGGTCATCCTGATTCTCCTACGATTAATCTTGACCGTGTATCTCATATGATTAAATCTTTGAAAAGAGATGGTGATAACTTTGTTGGTAAAGCCAAGATCATGGATACACCGTATGGAAAGATTGTGAAGTCCCTAATCGATGAAGGAGCTACACTTGGTGTTAGTTCTAGAGGTATGGGTTCACTTAATCGTCAAGGTGATGTTGCTTATGTAGGTAAAGATTTTACTTTAGCAACTGCGGCAGATATTGTTGCAGATCCATCAGCACCTAATGCTTTTGTTGAAGGTGTAATGGAGTCTAAAGAATGGGTTATGGTCGATGGGAGATTTGTGGAGAAAGACTTACGAGAAGCTCAAGCGTTTATTCGCACAACTTCAAGTAAAAATTTGGAAGAAGCGAAGTTAAAAGTATTCATGAACTTCCTCTCAAAAATAAAATAACTATAAATAATAGTAATATCTAATTAGATACATTTAGGAGATTAAGAATGTCAATCGAACAAAAAATTGCACAAATGTTAGCAGAATCAAGAGCTAATGAGAATGCAGAAGAGATTGTTGAAGAAACAATCGAAGAAGATGCCGGTGATCAAACACCTATTCGTACTGCTAAAGAAGTAATTCCTGCTACAGCAGTAGTTGCTAATCCAGACAATGCTAAAAATGCAGTGGATGATGAAGATGAAGCAATCAATGGTGCACCAGCAAAAGCAAAGAATAAAGTAACTGAAAAACAAGCTGATGGCGATCAAAAGCCTATTCGTACAGCAACTTCAGTTAAAGAAGATGTAGATGCATTAATTAACGGTGAAGATCTTTCAGAAGAATTCAAAGTTAAAGCAGCTACAATTTTTGAAGCAGCTATCATTAGTCGTGTTAAAGACGAAGTTAGCCGTTTAGAAGAAGAATTCGAAGCGCGTCTTGAAGAAGAGGCAGCAAAGAATCAAGAGGGTCTTGTTGAAAAAGTTGATGGATATCTCAGCTACGTTGCTGAGCAGTGGATTGCAAATAATGAAATTGCCCTTGAAAGTGGTATGAAGTCTGATATTCTAGAAGGTTTCGTTTCTGGTCTTAAAGGCCTATTCGAAGAACATTATATCGACGTTCCAGAAGAAAAATTCGATGTATTGGCTTCTATGGAAGAAACAGTACTTGATTTACAAGCTAAGTTAGATGAACAAGTTCAAGCAAACGTTGAAATGGCGAAAGCTCTTAACGAAAATGCTCGTGCAGAAATTATCTACACAGCTTCAGAAGGTTTAACAGATACAGATAAAGAAAAATTCTTTGATTTAGCTGAAGAATTATCTTTTGACAATGCTGAAACATTCGAGAAAAAAGTTCAGACAATTCGTGAAAATTATTTCACAAACAAGGCATCAACAATCGTTGAGTCAGTTGTATCAGATACTCCAATCGAAGCATTAACAGAACAAAAATATGTTGATCCTAAGATGAAGAACTATATGGCTTCTCTCAATAACTTAAAATAAGGAAAAAAACAAATGACTACTCGTCAAGATTTAGTTAAAAAGTGGGCACCGATTCTAGAACATGAATCATTACCTGCTATTAAAGATAACTACCGTAAGGAAGTTACTGCAGTTCTTTTAGAAAACCAAGAACGTGAAATGGCTAAGCAATCAGAAGCTCTTTTCGAATCTAGCCCAGTTAACTCTGGCGGTACAGGTATCGGTTTAGGCGGCGCTGGCGCTGCTTCAGGTACAGTATCTGGTTTCGATCCAGTTCTTATCGCTTTAGTACGTCGTGCTATGCCACAAATGATCGCTTATGATGTTTGCGGTGTTCAACCAATGACACAACCTACTGGTTTGATCTTCGCTATGAAGAGCAAATATGGTACACAAGGCGGTACAGAAGCATTATTTAATGAAGCTTTAACAGGTAAATCATCAGATGGTTCTACACACGTTACAGCATCTGCATCTTGGGATCCAGCTAACAATCCTATCGGCCGTGGTTTATCTACAGCTGCTGGCGAAGCGTTAGGCCAAGGCGGTACAGGTGATGGTACTTTCGGTGCTATGGCTTTCTCAATCGAAAAAACTTCTGTAACAGCTAAAACAAGAGCTCTTAAAGCTGAGTACTCAATCGAGTTAGCTCAAGACTTAAAATCAGTTCATGGTTTAGATGCTGAAGGCGAATTAAGCAACATCCTTTCAACAGAAATTCTTTCTGAAATTAATCGTGAAGTTATTCGTACAATCTACAAAACTGCTAAAGTTGGTGCTCAAGTTGGTACAGCTACAGCAGGTACATTCGACCTAGATGTTGATTCAAATGGTCGTTGGTCAGTTGAAAAATTCAAAGGCTTATTGTTCCAAATCGAACGTGAAGCTAATGCGATTGCTCAACAAACACGTAGAGGTCGTGGTAATTTCATTCTATGTTCATCAGACGTTGCTTCAGCTTTAGCAATGGCAGGTGTATTAGATTACGCTCCAGCTTTATCAACATCATTAAATGTTGACGAAGCTTCTACAACTTTCGCTGGCGTATTGAATGGCAAATACAAAGTATTTGTTGATCCATATACTGCTAACCAAGGTGCTACACAGTGCTTAACAGTTGGTTACAAAGGTTCATCAGCATTTGATGCTGGTTTATTCTATTGCCCATACGTTCCTCTCC